CCTGTTGAAGAATTAACTGATCAACATTTAATGGCTGAGTACCGTGAGATATTCATGGTGGGTTCGGCATTACAGAGATCACTCAATTCTTCAAAATGGGATCCCAAAAAGATTCCTAAAAAGTTCAAACTTGGAACAGGTCATGTCATGTTCTTTTATGATAAAGGTAAATATCTATACAAAAGATATACTCAGATCAGAGAAGAACTAATCAAAAGAAATTTTAATTTAGATTCTACTAGAGAATTTAAAGTCACACAATTCCCAACAGATTATTACAATGATTGGGAACCCAAGTTGGAAGATCAAGAGATCATTAGACAACGAATTGAAGAAAGGATACAACAGAAGCCAGAGTGGTATAGACACTATGGCGTTTCTGTGTTATAATATATTATATGCACTACTACACTAATGTTCAAAAATACAAAGACTTTATACTCGCGAGAGGGATAAAGAACGGTAAACGATATCTCAAGAGATTGAAATACGAACCTACTCTTTATATCCCGACAAACAAACAAACCGCTTTTAAATCAATCAAGGGCGACTTCTTACAACAGAAAAAGTTCGGCTCTATCAGTCACGCGAGACATTGGAAAAAGAAATTTCAGAATGATCAAATATCAGAAGTACATGGTCTTGATCAATGGGAATATACTTACATCAATGAATCATTTCCGACTGATATACAATTCGATATTAAGAGTATCAACATACTTAATATAGATATCGAGTGTGAGTGTGAGAATGGATTTCCTGAACCTACAGAAGCAGAAGAAAAAGTCAACGCGATCACAATGAAATTGTTTGGCCACAAAGAGACTCACGTTATTGGTACAGATAATTTCGATTATAAAACAGATGATCCGAATATCATCTATCATAGATGTCATCATGAGAAAGAATTATTAACAACATTCATGAAAGTCTGGGACGAGTTAGAACCTGATGTAGTTACTGGTTGGAATGTAGAAACATTCGACATAGCTTATCTTGTTAATCGTATATGGAAACTCTTTGATTGGAATACAGTCACACAACTATCACCTCATAATCTAGTTACTTCTAGAGAATGGCTCTACATGGGTCAGAAGAAAATGATATCATATAATATATCAGGAGTAGCTATTCTAGATTATCTAGATATGTACAAGAAGTTTACATACATTACGAGAGAAACATATCGTCTAGATCATATCGCAGAAGTAGAATTGGGTAAGAATAAAATTGATTACTCAGAGTTCGGAGCGATGCATCTATTCTACAGAAATGATTATCAGAAGTTTCTTGATTACAATATTCGTGATACAGAACTTGTAGAAGAATTAGATAATAAATTACAACTCATGGAATTAGTTATCACTATGGCGTATCAAGCTAAGTGTAATTATCAAGATGTATTTGGATCAGTTCGATATTGGGATTTATTGATCTACAACTTCTTAAAGAAACGAGGTATGGTTCCTCCACCCAAGAAGGGAGCTCAAGACTCACGAATTGTCGGAGCGTATGTAAAAGAACCTCAAGTCGGACAACACAAATGGGTAATGTCTTTTGACTTGAACAGTCTATATCCTCATTTAATCATGCAGTACAACATGAGTCCTGATACAATGATTCAGAAGATATATCCTCAAGAGATTAATGTGAAGAAACTATTAGAAGGTGAGGTTGATACGAGTATGCTCACTACGAGTACTGTGACGCCCAACGGTGCATTGTTCTCAACAAAGAAACAAGGATTCTTACCTGAACTTCTAGAAGAAATGTATGATCAGAGAGTTTTGTTTAAGAATAAAATGATTGAATCACAAAAACGATTAGAGACTATTCCGAAAGATGATTTAATCAATAGAAAGAAATGTGAGTATGAGATTGTCAAATATAATAACAATCAAATGGTCAGAAAGATTTCACTTAACTCAGCTTATGGCGCTCTGGGTAATCAATATTTTAGATACTTCAATCAAAGAATAGCTGAAGGTATTACAATGAGTGGTCAGTTAAGTATCAAGTGGGTTGAACGAGCCGTCAATGATTACTTAAATAAATTATTAGAGTCAGACAAAGATTATGTTGTCGCGATTGATACAGATTCAATCTATGTGACATTCGAAGATTTAATTGATAAAGTTGGACCCAAGAATCCTGTAGATTTTCTAGACACTATCGCGAAAGAGAAACTTGAACCCATGATCAATCAATCGTATGAAGAACTAGCTTCTTATATGAACGCTTATCAAAACAAGATGCACATGGGTCGAGAAGTCATAGCAGACAAAGGTATCTGGACAGCAAAGAAAAGATACATACTTAATGTTCATGATTCAGAAGGTGTAAGATACAACACACCGAAACTAAAAATGATGGGTATCGAGACAGCGAAGTCTTCAACACCAATGTGGTGTAGAAAGAAACTTGAAGAAGGTATTCGAACATTAATGAATGGTACAGAGAGTGATGTATGGGAATTTATGATCAACGCGCGAAATGAATTCAATAAATTACCGATAGAAGAAATATCTTTTCCTCGAGGAGTACAAAATGTTAAGAAATATTTCAATGCGGCCTCTATTTACAACAAAGGTACACCTATTCATGTAAGAGGATCACTTCTTTACAATCACTATTTGTCTAAATACAATATAGACAAGAAATATCCCGTTATACAGAATGGTGAGAAAGTTAAATTTTGTTATATGAAAGTACCCAATATTATGAATGAGAATGTGATATCATTTGTCTCGGCCTTACCTAAAGAGTTCGAACTTGAACCTTATATTGATTACGATTTACAGTTTTCAAAATCGTTTGTCGAACCATTGGGTGTAATATTAAATAAGATTGGGTGGACAACAGAACCAGTTAGTACACTTGATGAATTTTTTGGATAAACACCTTGACCTATCAGCGTTTGGTGTTATAATAGATATATGAATGAGATTTCTTACATTTTCTTAACTTTACATTTAGTAAGTTGGGTTTTCCTGATTTTGATTATGGTAGAGATACACTCTATGAAAAAAGAACTTAGAATGTATGTGGACTATGAATCATCTATAAGGAAAAAAAGAAAAGAAATAAGATCAAAAAAATAAACTGGAGATATTATGAGTTATTTGAAAAATTTAATTAAAACAACAGGCAATGACTTCGCTTCGATAGTCGAAGATGGAGTACAAGCGGCCGATGTTGGTGGATACATTGACACAGGTTCTTATATATTTAATGCTCTATTGTCAGGATCAATATATGATGGATTACCAAACAATAAGATCACAGCATTGGCTGGTGAATCTGCTACAGGTAAAACATTCTTCGCACTAGGAATGTGTAAACAATTCTTAGATGATAACCTCGATTCAGCGGTTATCTACTTCGAATCAGAGAGTGCAATAACAAAAGACATGATTGAGGAAAGAGGAATTGATTCTTCTAGAATCGTGATTGTACCAGTAACAACAGTACAGGAGTTTAGAACTCAATCAATTAAAGTTCTTGATCAATATATCAAAGATAAAACAGATATGAAAATGTTATTTGTTTTAGATTCACTTGGTATGTTATCAACAACTAAAGAGATTGAAGACACAGCATCAGGTGCAGAGACTAGAGATATGACTCGAGCACAGTTAGTAAAAGGTGCGTTCAGAGTTTTAACTCTTAAACTCGGAAGAGCCGGTGTTCCATTAATCGTAACGAATCATACTTATGATGAAATGGGATTGTTTGCTAAGAAAGTTATGGGTGGAGGTAGTGGACTTAAATACGCTGCATCATCAATCATCTTTTTATCTAAGAAAAAAGAGAAAGACGGAAAAGATGTTATTGGAAATATTGTTCATTGTAAGAATGAGAAATCAAGACTTACGATTGAAAATAAAATGGTAGATGTCGTATTAAGATACGAGTCAGGCTTAGATAGATACTATGGTCTATTAGACTTAGCTATCAAGTATGGTATCTTTAAACAAACATCTACTAGAGTTGAGTTACCTGATGGTACAACACAATTCGGTAAGACAATTAACAATAACCCAACTAAGTATTTCACTCAAGAAGTACTTGATCAAATTAACGAAGTAGCAAAGAAAGAATTTTTATATGGCAACCAGACTAGAACAGACGATTCTCAAGAATCTGATACAGAATGAAGAATTTACTAGGAAAACTCTACCTTACATAAAATCTGAATTTTTTCAGGAAAGGGACGAAGAATTTCTATTTAAACAAATTCGCGATTACTTTTTAAAGTATCAAACATCACCAACACCAGAAGCTCTCATAATAGATATTGATGAGAAAGATGATGTGGATCAACAATTACTATCAGATACGGTAGTATTAATTCAAGAGATTAAACAAGATCATTCAGAAACACCTGATGAATGGTTAACTGATTCAACAGAGAAATGGTGTAAAGATAGAGCCGTATACAATGGTGTGATGAATTCTATAGCCATCATTCAAGATAAAGAAGGTCATACAGGTAAGATTCCTGATATTCTAAGAGAAGCATTATCTGTTTCTTTTGATAGTAATATTGGTCATGACTTCATTGAAGATTGGGACGAAAGATTTGAGTTTATGCATAGAGAAGAAGAACGAGTACCGTTTGATTTAGAACTCATGAATAAGATAACTAAAGGTGGACTTCCGAACAAAACATTAAATATTTGTATGGCTGGTACGGGTGTAGGTAAATCATTGTTTATGTGTCACATGGCTTCGTCAGCATTACTTCAAGGTAAAAATGTTCTATACATTACGATGGAGATGGCAGAAGAAAAGATCGCTGAAAGAATTGACGCGAATCTATTAGACATATCATTAAATGAATTATCTGATCTACCGAAGATGATGTATGAGAAAAAGATCACAAGAGTTAGAGAAAAGACTAAAGGTAAATTGATCATCAAAGAATATCCAACAGCGACAGCTCATAGTGGACATATACGACATTTATTACAAGAATTAGATTTAAAGAGAAATTTTAAACCAGAAATGATCTTTATCGATTACCTTAATATCTGTAGTTCATTTAGAATCAGACCTGGTAGTAATGTGAATACATATTCTTATATTAAGAGTATCGCAGAAGAACTAAGAGGATTAGCGGTAGAATTTGATGTACCGATTATGTCAGCGACACAAACTAATAGAACAGGATTTGTATCTACAGATGTAGGACTTGAAGATACTTCTGAATCATTCGGATTACCAGCAACAGCTGACTTTATGTTCGCGTTAATATCTACAGAAGAAATGCAAGAACTTGATCAAGTAATGGTCAAACAACTCAAAAACAGATACAATGATCCAACATATCATAAGAGATTTGTATTGGGTGTTGATAGATCAAAAATGAGATTGTTTGATTGTGAACAATCCGCTCAAGATGAATTGGTCGATATTGGACCTGTAATGGATAGTACAACAACAGGTAAAAGAATATCAGCCGAGAAACAAGAATCATTTAAGTATTAATACTGGACAACGCTGGTACACTTTTGTTATACTATGTATATGATGAAAAATAAAGAAATATGTACAAATTGTAAAAAAGAGTTTAATTTTAGTGATGAATATGATGAAAGATTTGAGGGTACTAAAGTTTTTAAATATCCAAGAACGCCACGAAGAAAATTCTGTGGTCATATATGTAGTATAAGATATCATAATAATAATTATAAGTATGATCATTATTCTGCTAGACATGATTGGAGTTGAAACCGCGGGTACGAATAGTGTATAATAAGGGTATGATAGAAAATAAAGATAAAAAAGTAAGACAATTATTCATTGATATGGATGGGGTTTTAGCTGATTTTGAGTCAGGACTTTCAGAAGTTCTAGGACACAAAGTTAGACTATCCGATGTCGCTGATGTCTATAATGACAGGAAAAGGGAAGTAACCTCTAAACACTTGTTTAGAAGACTAAAACCTTTACCCGATGCATGGAAATTAGTTGATTGGGCTCTTAACTCTGGTATACATACTGAGATATTAACAGCAGCCGGAACTATTAACAGAACTATTGTCATTAAAGATAAAATCGATTGGATTAAAGAGTATTGTACTGATCATTGGATCATAATACCTACATTCAAAGGTAGTCAAAAAGCGGCGTTTGCTCATAGTAAAGCCATATTGATAGATGATAGACCTAGAAACATTGAGTGTTGGGTAGAAGCTGGTGGAATCGGAATACTACATACTACTGCTGATGAAACAATAAAACAATTAAATGACCTCTGTGGCTAAAAATAAAGGGATTATAAAACAAATACCCTTAATAGAACTTCTCAACAAGAAAGTTGATTTGAAGAAGAAATTGATTAAGCTCAAAAAAGACCACAAAGAACCGAAAGTACAAGAAGAATTAGTCACAGCGATCGCTGAAATTGACGAATTCTTGACAAAGCACAGAATTCAAAAATAAAGTAAACATAAATACTGTTTATGAAGACTTTTGGCCAACACACAACACAAGAACCACAAGTAAGCAAACTGGACAAACATCTAGATCAACTTGCAGAAGCATTCCCTGTACTACTTGCAGAAACATTCCCCACACTCGAACTCAAGACTGACTATACAGTTAGACACAATTCAGCCCTCACCGAAGATCCCAATCTAACATGGCAATCTTTATTACAAGAAGCGCCTGATTTAATTGGTGGTGTTTTAGATAAACATGCTGTTGAATTGACAGGTTTTATTGATGATTCTATATCTTCAATGAGTGGAGAAGTAGCATTAGATCCAAGAGATAAAAAACATAATGGATCTAAAGTTGGTGTACAGGTAATATTACCAGCAAAAGAAAGAATAAAATATGCAACAGCAGCAAGGGCTGTAATAAAGTCAGATCCAGATTTGACATTACGCAGTATATCTGGTAGTCGATCTACAAAAGATTTCGCATTCGAACATAAAGATTTAGACAAATATGTTTATGTAAATACAAGACCTGATGGTAAACGGGGTGGTGGAGCTACAGCAGATCCGAATGAATTAATGACTGCAGCTTTATGTACATTAACAGAGTTTGATAAAGTAAATACTGTAGAAGAAATGGATGCTCTTATAGAAAAAGTTAAAGGAATTGTACCGAAAAAAGTGGAAGGATATACATCACTAGAGTTGCAAGCTATGGATAATGATTATGGTAATTTAGCACAAGCTGTATCAGCAGCTAGAGTCATAATTAAAAAAGGGTATGGTGGTGCTAGTAAAGTTTATCTAACAGCTAAAGCTTGGCATGATGATGTTTCTGGGTTTAAAAGAACAAAATATGGTATGAAAGATTTCAATGCTTCTGATTTCATAATCAAGAAAGGTAATACTTATATTGGAATTTCATTAAAGAAGAAAAAATCAGCTACAACTGTTGATCCGACAATAATTAATAATAGTCTTTACGCTTTATTGAGAAAGTCTGGAGTAGATGGAGCTCCAGCAGTCGCTGATGATTTAGAATTAGCCGCTGGTGAGTTTTATATACTAATAGTTAAAGCTGCAGCAAAGTTACAATGGAAAGATAGAAATAAAAAAGGAACAGCGAGAAAGGCGATCACAAAAGATGGAGATCCATACTTAAATAAGTCAACAATGAAAGAATTAGGTAAATCACCTCGTTTTCCTGGTATAACTACTAAAAACTGGAAAACTTTCGTACAAAGAATACCAAATGAGTTTATTAATAACCAATTATCAACGAATACAAAATCAATTCTAAAACCAATGGCCGATGCTATTGTATCAGAAGCTGAGATATTTGCTAATATTTTACTAGAAATAATAATTAAAAGTACATTGAAAGAATTAAAATCTGTTAATTTTGAATACGCTCTAGTAACAGGTGTAGGTAGAATGTTAAAGAGTGGTCTAGTGGTAGAAACAGGCTCTTTTTTATCAGTTGATGTAATGGCTACAAAATTAGATGAGTTATTTAAAACAGGTAAAGCCAATATGTCATTGAATACAAAGAAAGTACAAGCATTTGATAAAGGAGCTACTGCAGCGATAGTTCATTTCGATTTAAATATAGGCACAACTAAGATAGCTGATTTACAGTTAAGATATAAAGGAAACTTTCAATCAGCACCAAGTTTTCAGGCACAGTTATCAAAAGAATTTAAAGAGGCCTTAGCGTAGTATGGAATTCTTAACAGAAGCGGCAGGTAAGAACTTACACTTAGAACATCTAGAAGATGAGATTCTAAATTTTGGTATTGCTGGTGGTCGTAGTTCTATAAACTTTCTTCAAGCGTTAAGAGATATGTTTGCCAGTAGTTCAAAGTCTAAGTTAAATGTAACAGTTAAATGGGATGGAGCTCCAGCTGTATTCGCAGGGCCGCATCCAGAAACGGGCAAGTTCTTTGTAGCTACGAAAAGTTTATTCAGAAAAAGGAAAGCAGACACGGCATATTATCATACAGATGAAGATATTGATAATGATAAGAGTGGTGAACTAGCAGCTAAACTTAAAGTATCATTAGCTGAGTTTAGTAAACTTGGTATGAATGAAATACTTCAAGGTGATTTAATGTTTACAGATGATGTAAGCACTACAGACATTGATGGAGTATCACATTATACATTTCAACCAAATACGATTATGTATGCTGTTGCTGTTGATTCAAAGATTGGTAGAGAAATTAACAATGCTAAAATTGGTGTTGTGTGGCACACAACATATAAAGGCGATTCAATAGAAAATTTAAAAGCTTCTTTTGGAGCTTCTATTCCTCGTAAATCAACTACAGTATGGCAAGATGATGCTAAATTTAAAGATGTATCTGGAAAAGCTAGCTTTACAGCAAAAGATACAATTGCAGTGACTAAAGTATTATCTAACGCTGGTACAAAATTTCAAAAAATAAATTCAGGTAAGTTTAATGCATTTCTTAAATGGCAAGATACACTTCCACCAGGAGTTGGGTTTAAAACTTATCTAAATACATATACAAGAGCTGGTAGAGCATTACCTGATTCTGGTAAAGTAATACAAATGTATTTTAAACACTTTAATGATTGGTGGATAAAGAATAAAGGTGATACACCAACATCTAAACATAATATAAAAAGACATTTAGCTGAGATAAGAAAGGCGACAACAACATTAAAAGATGTAGTTGACTTTATCAAGTATATGGTAGAAGCTAAAACAATGATATTGAAACAACTTGATTCAGCTAAAGGTATAGCTAAGACCTTTGTTAAAACAGACAAAGGATTAAAAGTTGTCAACCCAGAAGGGTATGTAGCTATTGACAAAACAGGTGGAGCTGTTAAAATAGTAGATAAATTAGAGTTTAGTTTTAATAACTTTACAGTAGCAAAGAATTGGGATAAATAACATGATAAAGAAACTTAAAACATTTGCGGACTTCGCATTACCTTCATATCCATCACAGACTGAACCATCAGAAGACGATGGTGATTGGATTACAGGAGATCCACCTAAAGGCTACGTATGGAATGGTTCTAAAGGTGCTGATGAAAACTTAGAAGATATGAAAAAACAAGTAAAGAAAGATAGAAAGTAATGAGTACTAAAACAGAAGACAATTTTAATAAATTAGTTACAAAAGCTATGAACCAAATGAGCACCGTCAGAGGTATGCCTGCCGATGTTCAAACTTTAGCTAAAGAAGGTGAGAATCAATCAAAGAAAGGATTTGATTTTTTCAAGAAGTGGTTTAAATCATTAGAATATGATGATAAATCGGTCCTTGCTGGTGAAATAGAACATTATACGAAACAAAGAAAAAGAACAGTACAGGCAATGTTGGGAGTTAAATACGAAAGTAAAGAACTTAAAAGTTTTAAAGAGATTACTGAAGTCTCAACTAAAGGAGTAACATTTAGTTTTGGTAGATTTAATCCACCAACAGTTGGCCATGTTAAGTTAGCCACTAAGATGAAATCAGTTTCAAAGGCACATGATGTAAAAATATATACTTCTCATACAACAGGTGATGCTAAGAATCCTTTAACAAACGCACAGATTCGTAAGTTTATGAATCCTATGTTACCAAGAGGTATCAATGTATCTGATACAAAAGCTAGAACAATTTTTGATGTGGTTGTAGATTTATATAATGATGGATATAAAATGATACAAATGGTTGTTGGGTCGGATAGAATTCAAGAATTTGATAAATTATTAAATAAATATAATGGTTTGAAAGCTAGACATGGGTATTATAAGTTTAAATCAATTAAAGTAATATCAGCTGGAGAAAGAGATCCAGACGCAGAAGGAGCAGCAGGAATGTCAGCCTCTAAAATGAGACAATTTGTACATTCTGGTGATAAAGATTCTTTCTTGAACGCATTGCCGAGAGGATATAAACTTGGGAAACAATTATATACAGCTGTAGGAGTTGGTATGGGTGTAACAGAAGAAATATTCCCAGACTTTATGTATGAAATTTATGATCCATCAGTTCATGAATGGGGTACAGAAGAAGGCAGAGAGTATGCACAAAGCTTTACACCCGGTCAGAATATAATAGACTATTCTAAATTAGATAAAAATAGAAACGAAGAAGAATTACCGAAGAATGTATTAGCATACAAAGAAAAGATGTACAAAGAACTCAAGAAAGAACGAGATAAATTTAAAGATAAATACGCAGGAAGATCAGACGAAGTAATGCACGCAACAGCTATGAACATGGCCAAGAGAAAATATGGATACAATTCTTAATTATAAAGAAGACGATTTAGTACTTGATCTAGACGAGGGTATTAATGACCCTGGAATATTTAAAGCTATTATACTAGCTGGTGGTCCAGGTAGTGGTAAATCAAGAGTCGCTAAAGAATTAGGATTAGCTAGTATGGGTCTAGTAGTTGTGAACTCCGATCTATTCTTTGTACAACTATTAAAAAGAAAGGGACTATCTCTCAAGATGCCAAAGAATGAAATAGAAGATAGAGAGGTCGCAAGAGCGATGGCTAAAGTATCTACTGATAAAAGATTAACAACTCTAATCAAGGCCCGAATGGGAGTTATCATAGATTCAACATCAGGTGATCAAAAAAAATCACAAAAGATCATATCAATGTTACAGAAGACAGGATATGATGTTAAAGTAATCTTTATAAATACAAGTTTAGAGACAGCTAAGAAAAGAAATAAAAATAGAGACAGAACTTTACCAGATAAAGTCGTAGAATTCTCATGGAAAGGAGCACAGAAAGTTAAACCTATTTTAAAAAGTTTAGTCGGTTCTAGAGACTATCACGAAATACAGAATGATGAAGACGGAACAGTTGATAAATCAATATCAGGTAAACTTACAGTATGGGCCAGTAAGTTAAATCAATCAGCTCTTCAATGGATAGAAGCTGTTAAAAGAGGTTATAATTCTGTTAAGACAGAAGACATAAATATAAGTACAATGAAAAAATATAGAGAGTATCAAGCATGACAATCGCATCATCAAATGTATCATTTTCAACTATAGCCGGAGAGAAGGGAATAGCCACTAGTAATTTAAGTTTGAAATCTCTTTCAGGTAAAGAAGTTAAATCGGATACTGTCACAGGACAGGGATATAGTTCATCATATGCATTAACAAAAGAGAAATGGCTTTATTCAGCAGATTCTTCTAGAAATACAAGTATGATTGTAACATCAGCTCAAGGTACAGGAAAAGCTGGATTAAATACAGCACCATACTCAATGAGTGAGTGGGTTGGATATAACCCAGGTTTTCCAAATATTGGAACTTCAAGTATTCCAGTAGCTTATTTAAATAAACAGGCAAATTTTGGTTGCGTGGGTCTAAGCCAAGGAGACATAGATGTTTACTGTAGGAAAACGGCCGTTGGTACAATTAAATTTTATGTCAATAAAGTATCTACTAACGCCCTAGTAAAATACTACAGCGATAATACAAGTTGGGCCACTCTTTCATCTGAGACGGAAATTGGTGAAATGACAACCAATTCAACTGGTATGATTCCAACAGGTTGTACTATGGGAACAGGCACGGGTGGAAGTTCAGGTAGCTCAGGCACAGCGTTTTATAGTGGAGCATCAGTTACTTCATTGAATGGTAATACAACAAATTTAGGATCCACGAACATAGGATATAGAGTACATGCAGGTGGTTGGGCAGAAGGTTCCAACTTTCAAAGTTATACTATGTATAATTACGCTTCTTGTAGATTTAATTGGACTTGGCCAACATCTCCTTCAGGAGATACTTATGAGACTAGTTATACAGATATAATCGTAGGAGTATATTTATCAGGATCCCACACAAATATCTTCGGTTGTTAATATGTATTATTTAAATTCAGAATACGATTTTTTACGAACAGCATCAGGAAATACTACTTCTGTTACTGTATCTGTTTCTGTTTATGACGAAGAAACAATTCCTACAAAGAAAAAATGGGCACGATCATCAGAGACAGAACAGACAGAAATAGATATTCCTGATTTTTCAAGTCTAACACCAGTCGAAACTCAACCATTTATATACACTATTCCAACAAATTTACAAACTACGGCCACACCAATAGATAGATCATCAAATGCTGACACAGATTTAGGACAATATGAAGTATATTTTGATAAAATAAGAGATGAAGTAGAAAAAGATTCTATTTATGAATCTCTTAGACAGAAGTACATGCCGTCCTCGTAGATTTACAAATTATAAAATACATAAATACATTACAATAACGGAGAATAAAAACAATGTCATTTCCATGGAAACCCATAACAACCGAAGCCAATTTACACGCTTCAACTGTTTCTAATATCGGTAAAAGCCGTTATGTGAGATTACTCAATACAGGTGCCGTAGGCGCAGAACAACTTGTAACATTAGCTAATGCAGCTACTACTACTATAGGTACATTCACAGTCGAAGGTCAACAAGAAGTAATTATTCAGAAAGACCCAACAGACACATTAATCGGACACGCTACAGTAGAAGCTGTAGGTATAGCAATCAATAGTAATTAAATCTATGACTAACCAAAAAAGTATTACAGATTTTAAAGATTTGCGTAAAGCAATCGAAGAAGTCACAAAGAACAAGCCCGCTCAGACTCAATATGAGATACAAGCTGAGAAAATGGGGTATATGCAAGAAGCCGCCGATGAGAAAGATGATGCAAAAGATAGTGG